ATGATTTTGAATTGCATTGCTGTTTCCATAGGCCGAAGCGTCAACAATCGCGGTATCGCGTTGAAGTGCTGCGACGAAATCAGGATTCAACAAGGCGGCACGCTCATTTTTCGGACAACGCTGATTTGAAAGACTAGCCGAGGCAGTGCTTAAATCATCCGCGTCAAATGTGGCGCTAGTTTTAACGATCGGCGTGTTCGTGAAAGTGCCAGTGACAACAAGGTTTCCGAGGGTTGTCATCATCTGGGACATAACAGCCTCCAGAGCCGGAGCCATAAAGATGTTTTTTAACCAATCGAAGTTGCCAGCCTTCGAAACTTCGGCATCGCTGAACCCGTAGACATATCCGTAATAATTCGAAAGCGAAATAGGCTTACTGGTTGTCTCGGAGTTCTGCGCGGTGTAACCGTTTGACAGGTCTACAGCGGTAACACTTGCGGGAACGCGAGTGGTGATTGATTCGCCCTTTTGGGCGATGTCTTCCGAGAAGTCTCGGGTTAACGCACTTAGCGGGGCAAACTCATAACTCAAATAGTCGAGGGTCTGCTCTGCTATCTGCGCCAGATTGATTCCATTTAACTGGTTGGTGGGCATGATATTACAGTCGAGGTTTTATGTTTTCGGAGTAAAAGGCCCGGCGCTCTTTTGCGTCACCGATTGCCTTGTAGTCGGCCCACAGTTCCTCAATTGATTTTTCAACTTTGGGTTCGTGAGCTGATTCCTCGACTGGTTGCTCTACGCCAACCGAAGCAAGCACTTGGACAGCTTGCTCGGATGCGCTCTTTTGCTGTTTCTCGAGAAGTTCATTCGCCTCGGTCAGAAGCTCGACCTTGGCGTTTGCGTCATTCAGTGCGACTTCGTGAGCTTCTTTGATTTGCTCAAGTTCGGTCGCATGAGAGGATTTAAGTTCCTCGACGCTTGCGTTCATTTGCTCAACGCTTGCGCGACTTGCCTCAAGTTCTTTTTTGAGGTTCGTAATCTCAGCGTTTGCCTGAATTAGATTCAGAATGGTTTTCATCTCTATGATGAGGATGAAAAGTGAAATTATTCGTTGATCAGGAGGAGGGCATCCGAAAGGCTGTCGACAATTCCAGAGGCCATTTGAACCGCGACAGCTTCCTCGCCTTCAAAGGTTTGACCTTCGAGGTATTCATCATCAATCGGGTAATTAACCCGAACCGCCGCCTTGAATCTTGAATGCCATTTGTCGACGTTTGCCTGTAGTCTTGCCCGCGCAGAATCAGAGAGCGGAGCAAACCCCGAATAATCCATTTTGTGTTTGCCGGCTGAAATTGCTTCGACCTTATAGCCTTGCATCTCAAGAGCCCTTGATTCGTCAAGCAAAGCCACATAAACCCCGACCGATCCAACCTCCGCTGTTTGTGAAATCAGCAAGTGCGGCGATACAGTGCCTAGCCAGTAAGCCGCCGAAGCCATCATCCCGTCGGTGTAACTAACCAAAGGCTTTTTGACCGTTCGCATGTATCCAACCAACTCGGGCAATCCTTGAATCGTTCCGCCGGGACTGTTGATGTCCAAAAGTATGGTTTCGACCGAATCATCATTTTCGGCATCGATTATTGACGCTTCGATGTCGTTGTAATCGGTCATGAAAAGGGCTTCAAAATCGGTCAGGTTTTTGCCTAAAGCCCCATAGACAGGCACAACAGCAGTAGACCCTTCGACGGTATATCCTCGCGAGTTTTCGGCGTTACCAGATCCGTCGAAATCCAACGCCGCATGATACAGGGTCGTTAAGTAGTCGGGGCGAATTGCCCACAAATCGTTTTTGATTTTATTGATCAGATGATGATTCATCATTGAAAGTTGGGTTTGGTGTCCGCTGAGAAATGAGGGAGACTGCAGTGTCGAGGCTTACACCGTGTTGATCGCTCAAGCGCTTTGCCCGGGAAAGAAGATCGTCGGCCTCTCGCTCTATCTGATCGCGGACGTTTTGCCAGTCCTGCCCCCGTTCCCCGAGGTCTTCGGACAATGTGCGGTTGCCATACTTCAAAGCGTCGAGGTTGGCTTTTGCCTCGCGGCCGGCGTCGACGGTTATTTTTTTGGGAGTCTGCCAACGCACCGACCAAAAGTTTTCGCTTGGTGGTAGATCGCCCCGCTTAATCGCCGAAGCGATGACCCAAGACCAAACACGGTCGCATAATTTCTTGATGCAATATTGCCGTTCTTCAAAGCGGCGTTGTGCTTTTTCAAGGATGAACCGACTTGCTGTTCCTTGTCCGGCCGGGTCAACAAGGAATTCGTATGGAAGCCCAAGACCGATTGACACCTCTTTAAGAATCCAACCAAGAAACCCTTGAAATGTCGGACTTGGCTTGTTGCTGGCAAATGACTCAATTGATTCGCCGGGCTTCAGCCTTGGAATCATTCCGGCTTGAAAGGTATCCCAAGGAATGTTTCCACTGTCAGCGGCACTATATCCAGATTCAACAAGCGACATCCCATCATCAGCAGTGCCAGAGGCTGATTGAATCGCGATCCCGATGGCGCTTGCCATTTTGACCCCAACCTTTTCGTAATCGAGCAACTCGATAACGTCGCGAATGTGATCGGTCGCATGTGCCAAAGAGGTAACCCCTCGAAGCTGACCAACGCGATCCGGCTCAAAAACAAGATGAAAATCGTTTGCCGAAACCTTGCGGATGGCTTCACCGTCTCGGACACTGTAGGCAGTAGGACGACCCGCGGCGTTTGCATAAACCCCATCGTGATCACCTACGTCAAACCCATCATGTTCGATGTTGTGGGATTCAATGATCTGGAGTTGCGGAAAGTCTTTTTTGACAAAGAGAAACCCGAGATCACCGTCAACATCCATTCGCTGAGATGCGAGGCGTTGCATCTGCCAGAAACTGAATGTGCCTCCAACGTCGGCAACTTTTGCCCACTGATGAAAGAAAAGTTCGTATTCGTTGGCGTGTTCCGAGTTGCTCTGAGGAATTAAACCATTGCCGACAGAATACCGCGCTAGATCCCCGATTGCACCCCGGCACACTCCACTATTCACAAACATCCACCTCGCGTATCCTAACAAGCGGCGACGAACGCTTTTATTAAGGGTGGTTCCAACGTCGGCCGTATGCCAATTCAGCGCGGATCGGTAGCGATTGATTTCAGCGCCGCGATAGTAGTTGTTGACGTAACCGCGTTTTTTGGGGGCTGGCTCGGAGCTAATGGGCCGGCCATTGTGATCGACAAGGCTCATCTTCCAAATCGGGCAAATGTCATCCGAACCGTTTTTGTTCCAGAAACTAAACTTTTCTCGATTAGGACGTCGGTAAGTTGTGCGGACAATTCAGCGGGCGGCAAAACTGTTTGCTTTGATCCGCTTTGGGAAGAGTTTGAAAAGGATACAGTTGTCGCGTTGTCCAAAATCGCTTGCGCGACCCGGGACTTTAGCAACAAAAGCCAATCATCAGATTGAAGGCGTAGAAAAGGCCGGACATCTCCCATCAATAGGATGGGGGGAAAGTGAAATTAGTCCTGATCGCGGAACACCTTGCAAATGGAGGCGGCGACCAAATTCATACATTCACAATCAAGGGCGTGATTGTCTTTCCTGTATCGTTGCCAAACAAGCTTGACCCGGCCTTGTTTGTCTTGGACCTCGCGTTTTCGCTCCGAATCCAATTGCCTAGCATATTCATCGGCAAGGTCTTTGAGATCGCAAACCTCCCAAGGATGCGAGCGTCCGGTTCTCAGCATCAACAGAATATCTTTAACCGATGGGTTGCTCCAACGGAATACAGGTGGCGAGATTCGACCCGATGCCGGATTGACCCGGGTCGGTTTTGAGTAAAGCCGCCGAACAAACCCGTTTCCGCTGACATGTTGAAAATCAACCAAATCGGTTCCCCTCATTCCAAGCCACTTGTATTTTGCCGCTTCAGACAAAACCGAATGCGTTTCATATCCCACATCTATAAAGGTTTTTGAGTCGGCAACCTTGTATTCCAATTGGAGCGCCCGCAACTCGTCAAATGAATGACATCGCTTGAAGGTTAAAAGCCGAGAAGCGCCTCCAATTGCCCAAGCCCTGATGACGACATAAAACAACTCGAGATGCTGTTGACAATCAATTGTCATGAACCGGTGAGCCTCATCCTCCCATTCAGCCCCGGGATTGTATGAGGCAGCAACAATGCTTTCGGTGTCAATGTGTTCGGACTCTTTCCACGGTTGAGCAAGCCGAAGAGTCACAAACTCTTTAAGGGGCGACAGGTAACCCGAGGCGGCTTGGCGTTTTGCTTTTAAAAAATCAACGACAAGAGAGGCCCAAGGCATCACTGAAGGAGGGAGTGTCAATTGATTGAAGGAAAAGGAACGAACTTTTGGCGTTGGGTTCTGGTTTTGGGCTATGTATCCACCTTGACCAACCATCGAGCGCCAAACTGTTTCGTTGTTTTCGTGGCTATGTTGGCAATGAGAACATTCCATCCGAACGGTTTTGGCAACCTTTTCAAATTCCCATTCTCCGCCGGGTTTGGTGTCTTCGGATGTTTCCCATTTAACGCACTTGTAAAAGTCAGGAACAAACAACTCGCCGCATCCCTGACACTTTAAAGCCCATTGCTCGCAAGTGCCGGATCGGTATTCAAGATCGAAGTCATCGCCAAAGGCTTCCGGTGTAGAGGAAAACCATAGTTTTCGGTTCCAATATCGAACCGTTCTTGCCCGGGCTCTTTTCATCATGCCCGGCTTCCAAGCTGAACACTCATCCCCAAACATCCACCGAATTGACCAAGATCGAAGAAAGTTGTTATTAGCCGCGCCCATTTTTAAGGTCGCCGATGCGAAGAAAATTTCGGTGTTTGTCTTCATGTGGCGATCCTCTGGAAACTGCTTTCGGAGAGCTTCGCAACTTTCGATCATTGGAATCATTCGTTGCTTGGCAATGTCCAAAGTCGAACTTTCGTCCTGCATGACAAGCATCGTCGGCCCGGGGTAGTTAGCAAGAGCCCAAGCAGATGCGACTTGCATCGAAACTGTCTTCCCACACTGAGCCGCGCAATTGAGGACAATCGTCTCGGTTGTGGGGTCAGAAACCCGCCTCAAGGGCTCCTTGAGCCACGGGGTTTCGTCTGGCTTGAATTGGTTTCCGTATGGGCTGTCGCGAAGTCTCAACGATTCCTCGGCCCACCTGTAAACCGATGCCGTCTCAATGGGGCCGTAGCAAGCCCGCGAGACATCATTCATCAATTGATCAATCATCGATCATAATTGCCCTTGTTCGCCTCGTCCAATTCCAGCCGGCGTCATCGGCAATGTATCCGGGCTTTCCGGTCACAACATCAAACAACCCCTCCAGCCTGTTTGCCTTGATAACATCTTGGCAATAATCAGCGCCGCGCATCGACCACAAAAGCAATCTGAAACCCTGCTTTTTAAATGCCTTGAGCTTTTGCACCAGTCGCTCATTTAGCCCATCGATACGGACAAGGGTTCCATCAACATCAACCGCAATTGTCTTTGGTAGATTGTATTTCCTCCGAATACTCATGATTTCTCAAACCCTCCAAAATCTCCTCGGCATATTGCTTTAACCGCACTTGCATTTGATCAGGGGCTTGACCTGCCAACAGTGGCGGCAACTTTTCGACCATCTCCAAAAGCCTATTTCTTACCTGAGATCCGAAGCGGAAAAAGCCAGAGTGAACGTGTTCCTTTGGAATGACTCGACCCTCGGCCGTGTCGGCTTCAACGGAAAGCTTTCGAATCTGTTGTTTGAGCTTTTCGATTTCGTAAAACTCTCGAGATCCGCTTTTTGCTTCGTTCTTTTTTGTGCGATTTGCGACAGCGGCCCGAACGTCTTTTGCGTTGTAAAGGTTTGCCTTGCCGTCGGTTGAAGCGACCGGGATTGTTGAGACCAAGTTTCTAACCTGATCATTTGTGATTTCTAATTTTTCGGCAATGACTTTAACGCTCCATAAGTCGTTGACCTTGCGTGTGTTAGCCTTTCGGGGTTTGGTCATGCCATTTTTTCGCGA